CTCAGTTCTATATCCGAAGGCCTGAACCAGCCAGGATCAGCGCCAACCAGCGGTGATCAGCCGCGTTTAGAAACGTTGGTGCCTGATGGGCTGGGATCATTTGGGGCGGATCTGGGGGGCTGGGCTAGGGACATTCTGGGAATTGATTTGATGCCCTGGCAGATGCGCGCATTGACGGGCCAGTTGGTGCATGACGATGATTTGAATTTGCACAACCGCATTTCGTTGGTATCAACAGCGCGGCAGAACGGAAAGACCGTTGCCCTAATGACGTTGGTGGGTTGGTGGCTTACAAAAATGCCAATCATTAGAGGGAAAAAACAATTGGTGCTTTCTACGGCGCACAGGTTGGATTTGGCGGTGATGTTGTTTGACGAATTGGCCCCGATCCTTGAAGCCAAATTTGGGGCAAAGGTTTCGCACTCTTATGGGCGCAATAGCGTCACAATGCCTGATGGTTCCCGCTGGTTTGTGCGCGCTGCAGGGCCGTCCGTTGGTCACGGTACTAGCCCAAACCTGATCGTGGCGGACGAAATTTGGGACATAGGTGAAGCAATTGACGGCGGATTATTGCCTGCTATGCGCGCCCAAAAATCGCCGTTGCTTTCCATGTGGTCAACCGCTGGCACAGAAAATTCACGGGCCATGTTGAAATGGCGTGAGCAAGGCCTTCGAATGATTGACCAAAAGAAAACAGGAAACCTGTATTTTGCTGAATGGTCACCACCACCAGACATGAACCCAATGGATCCTGCTGCATGGGCGTGGGGAAACCCTGCACTAGGGCACACGTTGACGATGGACACCATCACCGCGGAAAGTGAAAACCCTGACCGCACCCAATTTTTGCGCGCCTCATGCAACCTGTGGGTGGCATCAGATCAGGGTTGGTTGACACCAGGGCTATGGCCATCACTCAAATTTGATGGGGTTATCCCTGACGGTGGCACCGTGGCAATTGAAAACAGCGTGGACGAAACACGATATTTTGGTTTGCGCGCCGTAGCCCTGCCAGACGGACGCACCGCCATCACCGTTGAATTCATGGTGGACACTTACGCCCAGGTCATGGAACACGTTGAACGCCTAAACCAAAACCCTGCCATCAAATTTGCCATTACCCCGTCCATTGATTTGCATTGGCCGTTGCATTTAGAACGCAAAAAAGTGATCGTAGGCTATGGCGAAATTTTGAAATGGACAGATCCTGTTCGTCAAATGATCCGTCAAAAACTGTTGGTGCATACAGGTGAAACCATGCTGGCTGAACATATACAGCGCGCCGTTGCCGTCAGGTCGCAGGGATCCATAGCGCTTTCCTCACAGCGTTCTAGTGGCCCTATCGAATTAGCACGTTTAGCGGTCTTTGCAGCAGCATTGACTAGCAAACCAAAAACTGGTGGCAAACCCATGATGGTTGTTTCAAATGGCTAATATGAAAACGGCACCAGGCTGGCCTTCGCCTTCTGTCGGGTTTCGCATAGCCTGGTGTCACCATCAACAACCCAATGTGTGTAATGCTTGACGCATGGCTATTTTTTCGCGCACCAAACCTGCTGCAATTTCAACCCATGTAGGTGAACCAGCGGTGGCAGGTGGATTTTCCCCAGGCTATTCATCGTCAAATGTTGGCGTGAACATGATCGGCCAGTACTACACCTATCGCGAAGGCGAACAAAGAAACGCCGCCGTATCGGTGCCAACCATCAACCGCGCAAACTCACTTTTCAAATCAGTCATTGGTTCAATGCCGTTGAAAATGTACAACGAAATGTGGAACGGCGATGAAATGGAAAAGGTGTACATCGCGCCACGTTCATGGTTACGCCGCCCAGACCCATCTGTTTCATACCAGTTTTTGATGGCGTGGACGCTTGACGATTTGTTATTTTACGGGCGCGCGTTTTGGTACATCACCAGCCGAACCGCTGATGGTTACCCTGCATCATTCACACGTTTACCAGCGGGATCAATCACCACCACCGACATGGCCCCACCCGTCTGGTTTGCGCCTTCGACACAAGTGTATTTTCAGGGCGGTGAAATTGACCCAGCAAACCTTGTGCAATTCTTATCACCTGAACAAGGTTTGGTTTATTCCGCGCCAAACGCAATTGATACCGCGTTGAAATTAGAGCAAGCGCGAAACCGTAACGCGTCATCATCAATTCCTGCTGGCATATTGCGCCAAACAGAAAACAGCGAACCACTAAGCGCACAGGAACTTTCAGACCTTGCTGCACAATTCAATGCAGCGCGCGCCACAAACCAAACCGCAGCGTTGAACCAGTATTTGACCTACACAGAAACCGCTGCAACACCTGACAAAATGCTGTTGATTGAGGCCAGCCAATATCAGGCGCTAGAAATGTCACGCTTAGCAAACGTTCCGCCATACCTTGTGGGCGTTGCTACTGGCGCGTATTCATACCAGTCAAGCCAACAGGCTCGAGCAGACCTTTACCTGTTCGGTGTCAAGTTGTATGCAGATGCCATTGCTGGCGCATTGTCAATGGATAATGTTTTACCGCGCGGAACATATGTCGAATTTGATGCTGATGAATACCTAGAGGAAAACTTTATGGCAGACAAAATGGACAGCACAGAAACCGTTATTGAGGAAAACACACAAGAGGAGTTAGCAAACCGATGATCAAACTAATTGCAGGCGATTTCACGCTAGACGCAGCGCAAGGCGAACAGCCCCGCCGTTCAATTTCTGGAACCGCGGTTCCCTATAACGTGCCAGCCCGCGTAAGCGATGGCACAGAGGTGATTTTTCGCCCAGGATCCCTGCCTGTTGAAGGCAAGGCACCGCGCCTGTTCATGTACCACGATGCCTCAATGCCAGTTGGTGTGGTCACCGAACGCGTGGACACCGAACAGGGAATGATGTTTACAGCCAAAATCAGCGCCACATCATTGGGCAATGATGCGCTAGTAATGGCAGCGGACGGCACCATTGACCAGGTCAGCGTTGGCGTAAACCCAACCAAATTTTCTTACGATGAGGCAGGAACCATGATCATCGAAGCAGCCGAATGGCAGGAACTAAGCCTGGTTCCAATCGGCGCGTTTGGCGATATGGCTAACATCTCACAAGTGGCTGCAAGTATCCACCAAGAGCCAGAGGAAATCAGCAATACTGAAACACAGGAACCGATTGAAAAGGAAACAGAAATGTCCGAACCAGTAGCACCAGCAGTTGAAGCAACTATCCCAACAGCACCAATTTTTGCACAAGCCAAAAAAGAATTTGCTTTGCCATCGGCTGGCGAATACATGGCCGCGTTTCATACAGGCGGAGACACTTTTGCAAACATCAACAAGGCTGTTGCTGAATACACCGCATCAAAGCGCACAGCACTACAAGCGGCAGCAGGCGATGTAATTAGCACGGACACACCTGGCCTCTTGAATGTCAGCGTTTTGGGGCCATTGGTACAGGATCTAAATTTCATTCGTCCTGTGGTCAACGCATTAGGCGCACGCGCTTATCCAGATAGCGGCGCACAAAAAACTTTTATTCGTCCAACGATTACAACGCACACCAGCGTTGCAACACAGTCAACCGAATTGTCAGCAGTTTCTGCAACCACAATGGTGATTGCATCAAACAGCGTAAGCAAAACCACGTTGGCTGGCCAAGTAACCCTGTCAGTTCAGGACATTGATTTCACCAACCCTGCTGCAATGCAATTGATCTTGAATGACCTGATGGGCGAATACATGATTGCATCAGACAATTTTGCAGCGGATAACTTGCTAGCCGCAGCAAACTCATCTGGTGTTTGGGACGGAACAGTTGCTGACTTGCTGAAATCTGTTTATGACAGCGCGGTTGACATTTCTAGTGGCCGTAACTTTACGCCAACCCACATGTTTGTTTCACCAGACGTTTGGGGTCAGATGGGCCAATTGGCAGACACCACAGGCCGCCCTGTGTTCCCATTCATTGGTGCAGGCCTCACAGGCCAGAACGCATTGGGTGGCGGAAACGCAACATCATGGAACGGCAACCCATTGGGTCTGCAATTGGTAGTTGACAGCAACTTTGCTGCAAAAACCATGATCATCACCCGCGTAGGTCAGGGATCAGGCGATGCCTTCGAATTCTACGAAAGTATCCGTGGCTTGCAGTCATTGGAAGCGCCTGCTGTTTTGGGTCGCACAATGTCATTCCACGGCTATGTTTCAACCTTTGCTGCAATTGGTGGAATGATCCGCAAGATCACCCAGGCCTAGTTGAAAGCGGGCTAACCGCTCATGGCAACATATACAGTCACCAACAAATATCTGGTTGACAACTACGCAGTCCTGCAATTACTTACCCCCAATGAAATTGCAGTTGGCCAGTCCATCACCGTGGCAGGTGTTGATGCAACGTTCAACGGTACCTATTCCGTTTATGCGTTACCCCAACATCTGTTCATCGGTGTGGATACGCAAGGCGATCTGTTGTTTGATTACCAGATACCAATTGAAAATCAGGTGTTGTTTGCGAAAACGGCAGCCGATGTTATGCGCGTTGCAGCGTCAGGAACCATTGCATACAACCCTGTTTGCACATGGATCACCGCTGTGAACATTGAGGATTGGCTAGGCATTGGAACCGCTACCGCAGCGGACACCACATTTTTGACGCAATGCGCCAGCGCTGCAAACGCTTTTTGTTATCGCAGACGGCAAGAGGCGGGCTATGTCGATAGTTTGACAACCAGCCCGTCTGGTGACGTGACCTTAGGAACAATCCAATATGGTGGCGCGCTTTACCGTCAACGCGGATCAATTGATGTGTTTGCATCATTCAGCGAAATGGGCACAGCACCAACAACAGGCCTGTCCCCAATCATCAAACAGTTGCTAGGTATTTCACGCCCGCAGGTGGCCTGATGCCCGTTGCATACACAGACCTGTTCAATGAGGCGCTGGACGATCTAAAAACCAAATTGGAAACCATCACAGGTTTGCAGGTAGTCACAGATCCCAGAAACCTTGTACCGCCATGCGCGTTCATTGGTGCTTGCTCATTCGAAGCCTGGAATTACAACATCGTCAAAATCAGTTGGCCAGTACAGATCATTTCAATGGGGCCATCAAACCTTGACGCAATGCGAAACCTTTTGAACCTAAGCGCGTTAGTGCTGGCAGGCGTTGGATCCGTTACCGCTGGCCGTCCAACCACCCTTGACATTGGCGGCGTTATGTTGCCATGCTATGAATTGACCGTAATGCAACAGGCACAAACAGCATGAAATATGTGATCATTTCCCCACGTCTAGGAACGCCAGGTGACGAATTTGACCCAGGTGATGACAACGTGGATCATTTGGTGGCTGGTGGGTTCATTAGACAATCCACCGACAAGCCATCAAAACCATCTAAAGTAAAAACCAAACCTAAGGAGTAGAAACCACATGGCAACCAGCACCCAGTTGAGCAATCCAAAAGTCCAAATTGGCGCAGCCATTGGATCACTAGTTGATCTAACCGATCAAACCACATCTGCAACGTTGACGCGCACAGTCGAAGCGCTAGAGGACACCGCATTTGGAACAGGATCACGCACCTATGTGGGCGGACTAGAGAACAACGAATTGACCGTGACAATGTTCATGTCATACATCGCTGCAGAAACCTATGCCAGCCTCAAAGATTTGGTGGGCACAAAATGCACCGTACAAGTCAACCCTGCATACGGTTCAGGTGACAGCGCTACCAACCCAGGGTTTGTTTTGACAAACACCTATTTGGAGAGCCTGCCAGTTATCAATTCATCTTTGGGCGAATTGGCAACAATTGATTTGACATTTACAGGTGGCGTTTACAGCGTTGACGTAACAGCCTAAATTTCAATAAACCAAACCAGACGGAAGGATTGAAATGAAAATCAAACTACGCATCACCCTAAACGAAAACACCCCACCGTGCGATGTAACCACAAACCTGTTGGTGATCAGCGAATGGGAAAAATCAGAGAACCGCAAAGTGTCAGACGGCCGTGGTATCGGCGTGAACGATATGGTTTGCTGGGCGTTTCATTTGTACAAATTGGCGGGCGAAACTATGCCAGCCACATGGTCTGAATGGTTGAAACAAAATCCAGACATGGACATTGAAGCGGTGGATCAAACAAACCCAAACCCTACGGACGCGGCACCTACCGCCGCCAACTAGCAGAGGTTCTAGTAGCGGTCGGTTGGTGGCCGCCACACATCGAATTTGACACCCAAGATTTGCAAACAGTCATTACTGTGTTGAATAAGCAAAACAAGGGAAAACGATGAGCGCCACGGCACAGATTGAGGTTTACGGGTTGAAAGAGGCGCTGAAAGAATTGCGCAATGTTGACCCCGATTTACGCAAGACCATAAACAAAGAGGCAAAGGAACTAGCCAAACCTGCCATTGATGATGCAAAGGCCAGTTACCCACCGCGCTTGCTGTCTGGTATGGAACGCGCATGGACACAGCGGGGAAACCAAAAATTTCCGTATAGCCAGCAAAAAGCCCAGCGCGGTGTTGGTGTCAAAGTAGATGTGAGCAAACGAAATTCAAGCACGATAAGCATTATTCAAAAAGATCCTGCCGCCGCCATCATTGATATGGCAGGCAAAAAGGGTGGATCCAATGCCCAGGGTGCCAATTTCATTTCAACCCTGACGTTGCAGTTTGGTTTGCCTTCACGCGTCATGTGGCCTGCATATGACCGCAATGCGGGCGCTGTTGAACAAAACATGGTTGAATTGGTGGAACGCGTAATGGACGCTGTCAATAGAAACCTGGTGATGTAATGGCAATCAAAATTCCGATCATTAGCGAATTTGACAGCAAGGGTTTAGACAAAGCCGTAAAGGAATTTCAAAGCCTTGAAGGCGTTGGCGCTAAAGCAGGATTTGCTATCAAAAAGGCCGCCCTGCCTGCCGCCGCTGCTGTTGGTGCGTTGGGTTATGCGTTGGCTGGTGCCACGAAAGCCGCAATGGAAGATGAGGCCGCGCAAGTCGAATTGGCGCGAACACTAAACATTTCGGCCAGCGCTACTGATGCACAAATTGCTGCAACGGAAACCATGATCAGCAAAATGTCATTGGCTAGCGGAATTGCGGACGATGATTTGAGGCCTGCCCTAGCCAACCTTGCGCGCGGTACAAAAGACATTGACAAAGCCCAACAGGGTTTGAGCCTGGCAATGGATATTTGAACAGCCACAGGAAAAGATTTAGCGACAGTTTCGGACGCATTAGCAAAAGCCTATGGCGGAAACATGAAAGGTTTGAAAGCGCTTTCACCAGAAATGGCCGCACTAATCAAAGACGGGGCAGACCTGAACACCGTTATGGACGTGCTGGGTGGAACGTTTGGTGGCGCTACCGCTACCGCAGCAGGAACCGCAGAAGGACAAATGAAACGATTTGGAATAGCAATTGCCGAAGCAAAAGAAAACATTGGCGCGGCATTGATCCCTGTTGTTGAAAAAGTGTTGCCATTGCTCACCGCGCTGGGTGCATGGGCACAAAACAACACCACCACGTTCATTGTCATTGCTGGCCTAATCGGTGGCATTGCGTTAGCAATTTTGGCTGTCAATACCGCCTTGAAGGTTTACAACACCATTCAGGTGATTACAAACGCGCTGACGGCAGTTTGGAACGCCCTACTGTTAGCCAACCCAATCACCCTGGTGATCATTGCCGTGGTTGCCCTGATCGCCATTTTGGCCGCCTTGTATTTCAAATTTGATGGTGTCCGAAAAATCGTTGACACCGTATTTGATGCAATAACCACAGGTGTCAAATTTAGTTTTGACGCAATCAAAACCTATTTCACCGCTGTTCTAAACATCTACAAATCAATTTTCAACGGCATAGCAAGCCTGTGGAACAACACCATTGGCAAACTGTCATTCAGTTTTCCGTCATGGGTGCCAGGCTTAGGCGGTAAAGGTTTCAGCGTTCCCAACATTCCTATGTTGGTGGAAGGCGGAATTGTTACTGGCCCGACACTTGCCATGATTGGTGAAGCAGGCCCAGAGGCCGTGGTTCCCTTATCAAAGATGGGTGGCATGGGTGGCGGTATCACCGTCAACGTCAACGGCGGTTTATCGACTAGCGCCGAAATTGGTCAAGCCGTGGTGAACGCAATACGCGCTTACAATCGCAGCGCTGGCCCAGCAAACATTCAGGTGGCGTGATGCCAGGCGTTGCAGTAATTGACAGCGGAAATTATGACCTACAAGTAGCCACAGGGTTTTCCGTCAACGCGTTCACATTGGACGATGCAACGCGCGGTGTGTTGAACAACACACAATATCTGTTGGACGGTGAAGGCGAATTTGCCAGCGTTATGGAAGGTTGCATTGGTGTAAGCGTCAAGCGCGGACGGCGTGATGTTGGTGACCAATTTAGCGCTGGCACAATGTCATTCACTTTGAACGACACATTGGCTGGCGGGGTATTCAACCCATTTGATGAAAATAGCCCGTATTACGACACGGCGGAAGCAAAGCCTGGATTAGCGCCAATGCGTGAGGTACGCCTCATTCGATACGACACAACCAATGTGGCTCATTACCTGTTCAAAGGTTATGTGGTCAACTATGACTACAACTTTGCGTTGGGTGGTATTGACACCGTCACAGTTTATTGTTCGGATCAATTCTATTTGCTGGCCCAAACCTACCTTGACGCGTTCAACCCATCAGCCCAATTGTCAGGCGCGCGAATTTCAACCGTTTTGGATTTGCCAGAGGTTGCTTTTCCGTTGGCTGACCGTGACATTGCAACAGGAACCGTGAACCTGGGACATGATGCCTCATACAATGTTCCTGCTGGTACAAACGTTTTGCAGTACATCAGCCAGATCAATAGCACCGCAGAATTTGGCCGCCTATTTATGAGCGCGGAAGGCAAACTGACATTTCAGGACAGGATCGGCAACACACTTTCTGGCAGCGTGGCAGATTTCCATGATGATGGAACCAATATTCCATATAACGGCGTAGGAATATCATTTGAAGCGGACGCTGTAGTAAACCGCACCGTGGTCACAGGTCTAAACGGCAACACCGCCATTGCCAGCGATCTCACGTCAATCGCCACTTATTTCATTCAAACCAACAGCATTACCAACAGCCTGTTACATGAGCAAACCAGCATTGACACCGCCGCCGCTTACTTGTTGAACGGTGAACCAGAGGCGCGCTATACCAGCATAGAAACCGATTTTTTGATGTTGACCAATGCCCAGCGCGACACGGTAGCAGCCATCGAAATTGGCAACACAATCACCATTGAAAAGACATTCCCTAGCGGATCTGGAACTACTGAATTAGCCCAGGAACTTTCCGTGGAAGGCATTGAACATACCATCAGCGTGGGTTCAGGCCACCACATAATGCTGTCAACATCACCAACAACACTGATTTATGAACTGATTCTTGATAACCCAACATATGGCACACTTGACGCAAGCAATGTCTTAGGATAGGAGACACTATGGCAACACCATTCCCTTTTACCGCTGGTCAAGTGCTAACGGCTGCACAAATGAACGCCATTGGCGAAACGACCAGTTACACGCCAACATTTACCAACATTTCGATTGGTAACGGAACTTCAACTTGGAAATACACGCGTGTCAACAACAACATTTTGCTTCTTGGCTCAATAGTCTTTGGCACAACTACAGCCGTTACGGGCTTGATCACTGTGACTTTTCCTATTGCTGCCGACACCACAACGAATACTGCAATTATTGGTATTGCAAGCGCGCAAGATACTGGAACTGGCACGTTTCCTTTGAGCATTTATCAACTGTCCACAAACGCTTTAGGACTTTATGCCATTGGTTCAGCAGGTACAAACCTTGGACCATTGGCCGCAACCTCTGCAACCGTTCCATATACCTGGGCTAACACAGACGAAATACGATTGAATTTGATTTACAAGGCCGCCTGATGAAAACACAAGAAGAATACGCTCAACAATGTCGAACTGAAAACCTAGAAATGGTTGAACTAGTCAACGGTGTAGAACGCAAACTTACAAAAAAAGAATATGACCAAGCGGTAGAAGCATGGGCTTTGATGTGTTGGTATCAAGACAATCCAGAACTACAGCCTATACTGACACCACCAGGCTGATGAAATGCCGTTACGTAATTGGATATGTGCTACTAATAGCCGTAGTGGTGTGGGGTTGTAGTGGTTGCACCGTTTCAAAAACTAATATTGAATACCAATGCTTTACGAAAGCCGCCTGTGACTAAGACACCAGAACAACAACATGCAGGGCTAATTGTTTTTGTTGGCCGTCTAATGGCCATCTGTTTTTCATTTACGGTGATGGCGTTTATATATGGAATTTTGTTTGTGGATCAGCCAAAAGAACAGGCACCGACAGATGCACAACTAATTGATTTGCTGTCCACGTTGCTGGTGTTTTTGACTGGCACATTGTCTGGCCTTGTGGCATCAAATGGCCTCAAATCAAAGACTGGATCTAGTGCAACCACCGATTAGGAAACTGGTATTGCCTGCAGATTTACAGCATTGCAAACCAGGCGAATTGCCAATGAACCTATTGCGCGACATCAAACCAATGGGCAAATTGCATCATTTAGCAGCAACTAGTTGGACGGCAATGCGACAAGCCGCGTTTGCGTCAGGCATCAAACAATTCAAACCAACTAGCGCGGGCGATACCTACAGATCATTAGCCCAACAAAAGGCTGGTTTTTTACAGCGTTACACATTGGAACCAATTGCTGGCGTGTCAACCAGAACGTGGGAAGGACGAAAATACTATTTGAAGCCAGGGAACGCACCGTTGGCCGCGCCTGGATCATCACGCCACAATTTGGGATTGGCAGTTGATATTGCTGGAACGTCTGATCCGATTTTGTGGAAATGGCTATGTGAAAATGCGCCAAATTACGGTTGGTCATTAGAGGTAATGCCCGCTGAACCGTGGCATTGGTTCTATTTTGTGGGCGATAAGACCCCACCCGCACTAATGCTTGACCCAGCGACACCCACCCCATAGGGTGTTTATATACCTGACAGAGGGATAAACAGTTATGGCTGACGCTAAGACCTACACATATGAGGTTTTCACCACCGCATTGGAAACAAACCAAATTGTGATGGTGCAAATTTTCCGTGACCCAGACAGCCAAAAAGTGTTACACGCCCAACTGTCATTCAAAAACGCCATCGGGGACACCTGGGGCGTTCCATACCAATTGGAGAAAAAATGACGTTTACAGCAACCAAAATTGTGGCAGGTGTTATTTCAGCCCTAGTGGGTTTTACGCTTGCCATACAGCCTCTAATGAGCCAATCAGAGCCACCTAGCACCACCATTGCACTAGCGCCCTACCTGATTGAACCAACCACCACCAGCACCACGGCAACCACGGTTTTCTACATAAACCCATCAGCCACCGTTTGCCAACAATTCAGCGCGTTGGCCGTCAACCTGGGTTGGCCAGTAAAGCAACGTGACAAATTGGAATATGTGATGCAGCGCGAAAGTCGATGCACACCCAATTCACACAACAAACGGGACACAGTAGGACAGTCCTATGGCCTCTTACAGATCAATTCCTTTTGGTGTGAAGGCCCGAACAGTTACCTACAAAAAGCAGGCCTGATTACATCATGTGAAACCTTGTTACAGGCACAAACTAATCTCAAAGCAGGTTTGATCATTTGGACTAGGTCAGGCTGGTCACCCTGGCGTTTACCCAAATGATTGAATACCCATTATCCGAAAATTCCATGACAGAGGAAACACGCAAAATGATTACAGACAAAATTGATTTGCAAGTAACGCCACAAACCCATGCAATGATGAAACTCATTGATGATATTTGCAGGCCCGCACATGTACAAAAACCATTGCGTGACGATTACCTGATACGCACGTTGAAAGTAATGAAAACAGATTTTGATTTATCAGGCAATGAAATCTATGCAGAAACATGTTTGCGTTGCATAGAGGAACTAGGCGGCGCGTTGTAAGCAATGGCCCGCTATTTCACATCTAGTGAGCGTTCCAAATACAATTCCCACACAGCAAACAACATTCGAAGCGATGCGAAACGCAGAGAACAACTAGAAAACCGACAGAAGGAAACACCAATGGCATTTGACCTATCAAACTATGAAACCGTAGAAACACGTTTGAACCGATTTTGGGAAACATACCCAGACGGACGCGTTGAAACCACGTTGATGAACTATGACGGGGACACCTGCATTGTTCGCAGCGTGATCTGGAAACACCGTGATGATGCACACCCAACCGCTACAGGGTACGCGCATGAAATTCACACAGACCGCGGTGTAAATGCCACGTCATTTGTTGAAAATTGTGAAACGTCTAGTTTGGGCAGATGCCTAGCCAACATGGGATTTGCTACACAAGGCAAACGGCCTTCCCGTGAGGAAATGCAAAAGGTTGAACGCCAGGGTGGGCAGGTCGCACCTAGCGCGCAAGTACACACACCCTCTGGTGCATTTGCTACACCTAAGCAAACGGGCTACATCAAAAAACTGGCAAAGGACGCAAACATGGACGATTTGCGCCTGTTGGAATTCATACAACGCACCGTGAACCGTGATGATGCTGTGTTGGAATTGTTGAAATCCCATGAGGCCAGCGCGGTCATTGAGGCATTGAAATGACATTTGATGAAAAACAAACTGGTGCAACATCTGTTGAAATAGTTGACTATTTGCGCGGTGTGATTGACATATTGCGCGCTGAAAAAGCATTGCTAGAAAAACGTTATGCAGATTTAGAGGCAAGCCGCGAAACGTGGCAAAAACTGGCGCAAGCATGGGAATGGTTAGCAGACAACAAAAGAATTGTGCCCGCTGATGAATGAAAGCGAATTCAAAGACCTGGTGATTGGTGTAGCCAAACGGTATGGCTGGCTTATTCACCATGACCTGCCAGCAATGAACAGGCGCGGCGCATGGGCCACACACATTCAAGGTGATGCTGGTTTCCCTGATCTGCTACTCATTCACCCTACGGGCGAAAAGATTTTGGCTATCGAATTGAAAAGCGAAAAAGGCAAAACTAGCCCATTGCAGAAACGCTGGTTGTTGGCTTTTGAACAGGCTGGTGTGTATTCCGCGGTGTGGAAACCATCAGATATGGAATATGTGTTGTACATGTTGAGCAACCCGCATCAATGACTATGGCATTTGATTATCCTGCCGCGTTTAGTGAGGGCGCGTATTGGGCCAGCATGATTGCTGACCGCCTAAAATTGCGCGGGGTGCAATGCTGGACACCAGAACCACCAAAAGACCGCACACAGGAATGGATCACACGCCACGAAAAGGATATTTGCTTGCCGTGGACAGATAAGCCGTTAGAGGTCAAAGCGCGCACGCACATTTGTGATGAGCAGGGCCAGTTGATCTATGACCCGCTATTTGTGGACACCAAATATGGTTATGACATGAAAACGGTGAAACCGTTGGCCTATGTGATGGTGTGCAAAAAGACCGCAAACATCTGGTGTCTGTCCCCACGGGCAACATTTGCCAAATGGGACGTGGAAGGCACATTCGATACCAAACGCAAAATTGACATCACGGTGTACACCGCGGCCGCCGATTTGTTTATGCCGTACACCGATCTAGTAGATTTCCTGATTTCAAAGCAACAATAGGCCAGTAGCAAGTGTGTGCCCCGTTTGCATGGGGTGGGCAGTAAACAGGGGAACCTGGGTAGATGATCGCGCCTTGAAACATGCATCACGAAATGGTTTAGGCAAAGCGGTCAGGCAAGGCGTAAACAATCGTCATTGAATGTAAATGGGTACCAGGTTGGGCAATCTGGTGGGTGGGGCAATCACATCTATGCCCTGGCGCAAACAAACAAAATGACATACACAAAACAAACACAACAAACACACGCCCGTTCAGATGCCCTACTATAAGAAATGACAGCAAGCGCGAAGCGCGCGCTAGCACAAGCCGAAGGCGCGTGAGCAAAATGACAAGACCAAGCACCCCATACGACACAGCGGAATACAAACGCAAACGTGCAGCGCTACTAGCAGACAACCCCACCTGCCATTGGTGTGGCAACGAAGCAACAACCGCCGATCATTTAGTGGAGTTGGACCGCGGTGGATCACATGACGAAATGGTGCCCGCCTGCCTGCCATGCAATAGTCGAAGGGGTCAGGCATACAAACGCAAACGTGACGCAATACAGAACCACCACCGCAATGAAGCATTGAAAGACAAAGGCTTTGCAATAACAAAACCTGAAACGATTTTTTATGGAAACAAACATATGAC